CCAAACTTTATTGATGATCCTTCTGATGTTGATTGTAAATTGAAATCACCTACTCTTGGACCTTGAATATTAGGAGATTGCGAACCAAACAATGTAGGAAATAATATCTGTGAATCAAATATACCACCGACTGTAGCGCCTACAGTTGTTAGCACTGATGCTAAAGTTTCACTTATAGCAGCACCTTCCAATCCCTGTGATACTAATAAACTTAGACCTACAGTTGCCATTACATGAATTCCCTAAAACGGAAAGTAGCCATGTGTTTAGATATCCAAAAATCATCAAAAGAATGTTCTACTGTTTTACCAGTTGTTATCTTACTACCCCTCGCTGCACCTATACCAGAATGCGCATGTAATATACCTTTATCTGTTCTGATAGCGAGATGCTGAGGTATTCTTATTTCATTAGCGCACATAAAAAGTATATCACCAATTTTAGTGTTTTTTACATCTATGCAAGACATATATTGATTCAATAATGACCACATATGTTTTGCATTAGGACTCACAGTATACCCTATGATATTAGGGCATTCTATCCCAACTTTTCTAGCAGAACATATTATGATACCAACACAATCTATACCGTTGTGAGTTCTACCTTGATGCTGAAAAGGTGCATTTATATATGTTCTTGCTTCTTGTATGAAAAGTTTTATAAGTTCTTGTTTACCCATTATCCTGTTCTCGTTTTATCAGTTCCGGGTATAGTCACAAATCCACCAAAGTTTTTTATATTATTGAATTTATTGATACAAGTTGATCGAAGTTTATTACATCCGGGAGTCACTATAAATGAATCATTTACAGTGATATCTAATCTTGATTCTATTTGCAATTCAATAATCCCGCCTCCACCAACATCATCTAATGTCCATTCTTTTATTTCATTATTTGAGCCTATTACATTTGATGGTTTTGCTTGTATATCGAGTGTAATCGTGTTTGATGCTGGTGTATTATCAGGTATACTTGTTATGCCGGGATCATTATAAATTAGAAGATTACCTATTATTTGGTTTATTGTTCCAACTGATAACGATACATTATAAGGCGAAGTCGCACCAGTAAAACCGGAGATATTTATAACATCACCAGCGCTAAATTGACTTATATCTACGGATGAAGGTAATGCTATTTGTGCAACATTCACATTTGGAACACTGAATACCCAATCTCCATTAGTATTTTTCAATGACCTCATTGAACGTATTTCTGCTGATATAGGTGGAGGAATTTCTACAATAGCATTTGTATTCGCAAAAGTTATTTTATGTATTCTAGTATTAGTATCAAAAGAAGTACTAGTAATATCGAAAAATCCATTATTCTCAGCATTAGCAAAACCTAAACATTGAATAAAGTTTTCATTTTTATAGATATTACTTATCGGGATCTTCTCAGATTCTATATCTATATTGCTTCCTGATTTATTTATTAGTCGAAAATCTGATAATATATTAGTATTTTGTTTCGGTGATATTGCATTCCATTTCAATAAACCTCTTGTAAACCAAGTTTCTTTTTCATTCAATGGAATAGATGGAAAGTCAATAGCATCAACCGTATTTGGGTCTAATATGGAAGTGTTATCAGGTGAAAAGTATGATTTCAATGACTGAGTTATATCTGATTCTAATATATTTACTCTGAACTTCTTTCTCGGTATAATGATTTCAGTCACTAGGCCATATATTTGAAGTTGCGCAGTATCAACTCTACATTTTCTAGCATCACCTAAATCATATCCACAGTTTCTAGTATATGTTCTACCTACTACTTGATTCAACCAACTTGTAAGACCATTTACTTTTACATCCCAAATCTCACCTGTCCATTCAATAGATGTAATCCAATATATGATAGTTTGAATCGGATCAGCAAATGAATATCTCCAATCGACTAGATATTCGGTAATTTTTGCATATCTATACTTTCCATCAAAAATATCTGAATCAGTTATTATATCTGAAGATATTACACCACGAAAAGATGTATCGGTAGACTTCAAACCTTCTTCAGTTTTTATTGCATTAGTGTTGAATCCACCAGTGGGTGTATAAATATCACCAAAAACTAATAAAGGTACATTATGTGTAGTGAATCGAAAAATTATACCGTCGGTTCGTTCTATCTTCCAACATGTTGCAAATCTATGAGTTGTTTTCGCTGTATCTAATAATGATTGTTCGCTCATATTGGAAACACTCCCGCGAAAACTGGATCAAGTAATGAAGTATCAAGAACTCCATTAGTATAAGGTAATATCGCTTGACCTTCAATACCTTGCCAACCATTACTTGCTGGTGCTGTAGCAAAAAGAGTATTCCAATTTGTAATATCAGAGTTAGGATTTACTACTATTATAAAAATACCTTGAGATCGGGGATTCAAATTATTATCATAGATTGCTTTGCTTGTTGTACCTAAAGAAATACCACCTGTATCTGTAATAAAAATCATAGTTTGAACTACTCTTGATGCTTCATTATTAGTATTCAATTCATCACTCATACTACCAATCCAACTTTCTTCAAAGTTGTTACCTGCATGAGTTCCAAGAACAAAAATTGAATCATTTACTTTATCATAAGATTCTTTATCATGTAAAAGTCTACTTGGATTTACTGATGATTCTGTATCAAGTCTCAAATATGGAGAAACTGAATCTAACCAACCGATTGTAACAGCATGTAATAAAACAGTTGATATCGAACGCCTAGTATAAAGATTAGTTAGATAAGACATTATATCATGTGCATCAGATAAAAATGCTGATGACATTGATGCACTACGTTCTACTGCAATACATATATTACGAGTCTTATATGGGTGTATTGTTTTTTTTAGATACCAAGATAAAGTATCAAAACCATTTTTACTTTTGAACACAAAACCTGTTTCACCCGCTTGTAATGATTGTCCATTTTCAAGTAATAGACTACCTGCTGTTATTGATAATGGAAAAGTGGTATCATTTATAATATAAAAAACTGGAGAACCGCCATCACCAAAACCTAATTCTGATTCACGCGGTGTAGGTTCTGTAATAACAATATTATGCGCTATTGGACTTGGTGAAGTATCTAATAGTCTTATAACTCTTGGACCGTCTATATCAAAAAATGGAGCAGAACCATTCACAAAATCGTGAGATATAGAACCACCACGAAATATAGACTCAGTGCTCATACTAAAATACTTTCCATATGTTAGTTGTTGAATCCAACTTATATAACATTGCTATTGCTGTTTCACCTGATATCAAATTCACTAAAGATGATCTAGTAGATGTTTCTTTTATATCTATTGGAAGTCCTAGTAATGTAATATAAAACCACGGCGCACCGGGTTCATTATTATTAGCAGGTGGTAGAATCACTGATAGACTAGGTACTCCGGCAAAAATCGTAATAGTTCTATGATCTGTCGCTTTCAATGTTATATCATTCTTTATTATAAATACTGATGATCCACCGTAATAGAATTCTTCTGAAAGACCGGGCTCTTCTATAATCTCTACAACAGGAATAGATTGCACATTTCCAATATCAAAATCATCCAATGATATTGGGATATTAGTATCAATCGCTTTACCAAATCGACAAGGTACTCTAAACTCACAACCTGCGGTTATATTATGAGCACCTATTGGTGCTGTAAAAAATCTAATAATACCTCCGGCTTCAATAGTATAATCAGTACCAACAGTTTTTTGTGTACCATTATCTGCGACTAAAACTGATGAATCAATTGGCCTTGTTATTGTTCTTGTTATATCAGGTATTCCAACATTACCAGATGGGTATTTTTTTATAAGTTGAAAATCAGTTGTAATCCCATCACCAACACCTAATATAAAATCATCTTTAGTTGGAGCACTTCGATGATCTAATGCAGTTGTATAATCTGACCAATCTTTGAAAAGAAATCCTATCGCTGGACCTTTTCTAGCGATATAAAAAGATATCAATGTTGAAAGTTGATCTTTAGTTTTTACGCCATATGATACATCATATCTACGCCGCGCAGAACTCCATCTAGAAATTCTTTCTTCAGCACCAGAATCCAACTCTATTATATTAGTTGAAAATCCGGGGCCACCAGACGATCCATAAGAAATATCAGTTGGAAATTCTACATCATGTATCATACTAATCTACTCGAATGAGATTCACGTTTATCTTGTGATGACTTTATAGCACGACCTAAATCAGACACTATTTGCGATTTAGTTCGTCTAAAACTATCAGCATTTGGAGTTGTTATATTCATATTTATAGTAATGTTAGACCTAGAATTCCCGTTAGATGATATGCCTAATGCACCATCTTTACCTCTGCGCAAAGGTACAATCGCTTCCGGTCCAGACTCACCAGCCAAACCTAATGGAAAAGTAACAGGTTGCGATATAATCCCACCTGAACCGAATACATTACCTAATGCGCTTGGTAGTATAGGTGGACCTACAAATTCATTCTTTGCTTTTATCTTTGGCGCAGCGCTTTGTCCAAACTGTATGAGTTTTGCTACTAAACCACCTTTATTAGATGTTCTCTTTCTAGTTATAAAATCTGAAAATTGTTGTAATAAAGGATTCAATATCAATTCATCTAAAGATATTTGTAAGAATGATTTACTGATAGATTCCGCTAAATCTCTAAATGACGCTTTTCCTGTCAATACAATGTCAGCGAATGTTTCAGAAATTTTCCTAGAAAAACCATCTAATGCTTCTAACATTACTTTGAATGCAGCATTACCAGTATCACCAGTTTTATCTAATTCTTTATCTAATAACTTGAATTTCGCTTCTAATGTTTGTTCACTCAACAATCCTTGTCTGAATAAACTCCGAATCGCTTGCTTTTCAGCGCGTATTCTTTTTTCAGGAAATATCTCAAATTTTATTGCTTGTGCCGCTTGTCTATCTGCTAATGAAGCGATTGGGGCTTTTTGTTGTGATGGAGTAGTTGGAGGCCCCAAAATCACTATACCTCTATTTTTTTTACGTTGTATTGCATCTTGTTTTTTCTCAAAATCTTCTAAATCTTTTTTCGCTTTTTCCAACTCTCTTAGTTTTTGTTCAATATCAGTTGTTGTATTGAAAGCAGCACCTAAGAAGAAATCTGCTATCCCTTTTTTAGAAAGATCAGGTGCCAACTTTTGATCGGCTTTACTTTGTATTCGTAATAACAATAATTCAAGATTTATTGCGTCTATTTTTTCTTGTTTAGATTTTCTCAATGCATCTATTTGTTTATTGATATCTATTATTTCTTGTTTACGCTTACTTGCAAGTTTATCGGTTCCTGCCAAAGTTTTATCTAATAATTCTTTTTGATCTTTTAGTTGTTTGGATAATGCCTGAGTACCAATCGAAAGTAATGTACCAAATTTTGATGGTATTCTTTTAGATACATTTACGAATACATCTAATATATCACTGAATATCCCTAATGCTTTACTTTTGAACTGTAATAGTTTAGTTCCAACAAAATCTATCGCAACAATACCTGCTTTCTTCATATCTTGTATTATAATAAGAACATCAAATTTCAAACGATTGAATATAACTTTCACTTCGGCTACAAAAGCATCCGCGGCATTTCTAACACCTTCAAACTTAGCACTAATGAATCTACCTATTTCAAAAGATGTTATTGCTGTTATCAATGCACCTAATAACCTAAATGGGCTTGCAACAATACTAGAAAATAACAAAACTGATTTACCGGCTGCCGCCATTTCGGCTTGTACAGTTTTAGAAAACACTACTGTCTCTAATGCTACCGATTTCATTGCAACTGTTATTTCTCCTAAACTTACAGCAACTTTTAGCGCTAAAAATGCACTAAATGCTACTGACAAATCTTGAATAGAAGTAACTAATATTGCGACTGCAACTTTATCTTTTTCTACAGCAGATTGCAAACCAATAAAAGTTCTTATAGTTCCTGTCAAAGTATCTATAAGATTTCTAAGAACTTTACCCAAACCTTTTTTAGAGTTGCCCATACTTATTGCAACACCTTCTAATACTGATTTTAGAGATAAAAATGCTCCAATAATAGTATTTTCCATTTCCCGCGCAACTCTATCTGCTTCACCTCTAAAATCAAATGCAGCATCAGTCAATTCTTGCATCGCTTTAGAATTCTTACTAAGAATCAAAGCACCGGCTGCGATCCTTCTTCCAAAAATATCATTTGCTTGTTTTGCAGTTAGTTGGGCATCACCCAACTTTTTCATAACATCAATAAGTGGACTAGTGGACAAATCAACATCAGATAATGATAATCCCATTTTTGCTAATGTTCTTGCTGCTTTAGTAGTTGGACTAATTAGCGCCAACATAACTCCACGCAAAGTAGTACCGGCTTGTGATGATTGAATACCAGCATTACCTAATACGCCAATAGATGCAGCGGTTTCTTCTAACTGTAAACCTAATGCACCAGCGATAGGTCCAGCAAATTTTAGAGCGTCGGCTAACTGCAAAACGTCTGTATTAGAACGGTTTGCAGTAATAACTAATATATCACCAGCCCGTGCTGTATCTTTTGCTGTCAAATTGAATTGTGCCAAAACATTAGATACAATATCTGCTGCACGACCTAAGTCTAATTGCCCTGATATCGCTAAATCTAATGTTGGCGCTAATGCTACTAAAGATTCTTTTACTGAGAATCCTGCGCGAGATAAGAAAAGTAAACCATCGGCTGCTTGACTCGCACTAAACTTAGTTGTTGCGCCTTGTTGTTTAGCAAGATCAGTAAGTTTTTTTAGTTGGCTACCTGTGGCGCGAGAAACCGCAGCGACCACTTTCATAGATTCTTCAAATGCTGCTAAACTTGAAACACCTTTTCTAATAAATACTGTACCACTAATACCTATTACTGAAAATAAACCTATCATCGCTAATTTAGTTTTACCACCTACTGTTGCTAATCTATCCATTCTTGCTTCTAATTTTCTAACACTTACCGCAGCAGATTTTGAACCTTTTACTATACTTTGAACAGAACGCGAGTATACATCTGCCCCCTGTTTCGCTTTACTGGCACCAATTGCAACATCAATTCGAGGCATTATTATGTTTCTTTAGAAATGCTTGATCTAGTGCCAACACTGAGTCAAATATAATACGTTGAAAGTCTTTACTGATATTATGAATGATACACCATGCTAATATATCATGTATCTGGATAGGACTAGTCGGTAAACGTGCATTACTTAGTTCCAAAAATGCTTTCCAAACAACTCGTTCTATTGTATCTAAATATGGTACATTTTCAAGAGCAGGAACTTTTTTACGTTTAGCGATTTGTTGTAATGCTTTTACATGCGATCCATAGGTTTGTGCCCAATCTAGATACTTTATGAGTTTCCCGATATAACTTCTATAGGTTTACGGAAGTTTGCTTCAATACAAGACAGCAAAAGAATAGCGTGATAGAGAGGATAATATCTATCATCAGAAAGATATTTATAGCCGATTTCAGGGGTGTATTTCAATGGCTCCCCATTTTCATCCTCCATATTTTCATCCCAATCTAATAGAACATGATTACAGACCGCACGAATTCTTGACTCCATATTATCCATACCTTGAGTCACATATTCGGCAGTTTTTATATCAAAATCTTTACTAATAAGTGGCCTAAGTTTTACTTTGAATCCGAATTCTTCAAGGTCGAACCATTTTCCTTCTAAGGCGCTTTCATCCCTAGCATAATCTGTGATTTTCATTTATTCATCCTTCTCTCTTTATACTTAGAACGTAACAATTCTAATAGTAACATCTTCTGCCGAATTACGATACGCGGTATATGAAAATGATTGTATTACATCTTGATCTTGACCACCCACCTGCGCATCACCTGCACTAAATTTGATTTGTGGAAGTTCTAATATTATACCACTACCAAGAGAATCTTTCATAATAATTGCAAGGCTTGATGGATTACCAGCAATAAACTTATCCATCAATGTTGAATCTTGGAAATAGGCTTTGATATTACCACTAACATCAACTTTTCCAGCGCCGATACCAATAGGCCCAAGAGTGCCTATCTGTTTCTGCGCTCTAAGATTATTATTGATTGTAACATCAAAATCAATAAGGTCTAAAGTCGTATTATTTTCCAAGATTTTTGCAACATTATCAACTGCGCTCAATACTGGATTAGTTGTAGGATTTGAATAAGTTCCAGAACCAATAGGCGCTGTAGGTGAAGGTGATATTCCACTTTTACCTATAAAGGAAAATGATCCAGTAACAAATTGATCTGATGAAATACTCAAAGACATACTATTTACACTCATGCCTACAAAAGCCGCAAAAACATTTGTAAGGTCAGTATACTTCCTTTCGATAGAAAAACTACCTTGTGATGTACCATTTACAATTTGCGCAGGTTGAGATATATTGATGGCAGAACCAGCCGCTTCTGTAATAAGTATTCCACCTGTAACAATTATTTTAGAAGAAGTAGCCGATACAACTTTGAATTTTCCATTATTAGCAGAATTTGTAAACCCAAAAGTTTGAATCCATTGTCCAACTGCCGGCGTTTGACTCCATGTACCTGTGCCTAAATTGAATGAGTTATCAGTATCAGAAGTAGATACTGTTGTATCCGTTGCAATAATAGTACTTTCTATAGAGAATCCAGCAGAAAATAGAGCATTTTGCAGTAATAAATCGTATGTAGATGCAGAAAGTTCAAAACCTAAATCTCCATCAACTCCAATATCTGTTCTCGCCGCATCTGGAACTTGACGATCCGATCTAATCTCAGTTGATTGTGATAATGCGGTTGTTTGCTTTATTGTATCGCTAGTAAATCGCATAATCTGAAATGGAAGATTTGGAGGTGTTCCATATACAG